AATATTCCATTATTTCAAGATCCTCAAAAAATTCAGTATTCGGATAATAGGCCCCATTAGGATGAGATTGCAGATATACATTAGCATAATAAAATCTACAATCTGAGCAACTCACGACACGATCGCATATTATATTTACATCTGTTACACGTCCACAGAACATACATTCATCGTGATAGTTGCAAAAAATGCATCTCAGAATAGAATAATCATGTTCAAATTTAAAATTACCACATTTAAAACATGCTCGAACATCAAATGGGAGACGCTCTTCTCCAGATTGTAACTCTAGAGAAGAGTTTTTCTTATATCTCTCAATTAAATCTTCCCACGTTTCTAGTGGAGCTTTAACAAAGAAGGGTTCTAATCCATGATGTGCTATCATAGCTCTGAAATGCCTTTGCCATACCTCAAAGATCTCTCTACCATGCCAGAAGAATTCACTATTAGCGCTTCTTATAATGGCAGCTGCATGATCTTGAGTAGATATGGCCTTTGATTTGATTCCAATCATTAATGACTTGTATATAGATGAAACATCTAAAGGACACACTCGTTTCCCCAATCCTTTTTCATAACGCCATTTTCTTTTCAGAAAATCAGCATCATCGATATGAATATAAGGAATTGTGTGCGAACATTTATCAGCCATGGTATATTTTACACCAATCTTTTCTAAAGTTTTAGAAATTGATGTGTGATTAAACCATGGACAATCATCTGATACACCCATACCATTATCATCTCCATAAGTAATTAAACTCACATTACGGCGAAATGATTGGATTTCATGCCGTGGATTCAAACACTTATAACAATATCGCATATACATGCAATTAAAATGCTATTAATAGTTACAGTAAGTGCTTGTCCACTAGGATTTTTCCCAAATAATTCAATTAGTGCTCCATTATAATTAACAACAGGGAACGTCACATCATAAGCTATACATCTTATGACACGACAATATTTTTCATCAAAACCACGAGCTCGATGAAAATCCTCAATTAATTTGAAAGCACTTAAAAGGAAATTAGATCTCATGGTAACATCAAATCCTGAAAAGTCACCAAAGATCATTTTACTATCTCCAAATTTAGTAAGATAGTGATAAAGCTCATCCCATTCACTTGTTTGAGCCTCAAGACCTGGAGCAGATTCAAATATATATCTATTTTTCTGCGAGAGTCTAACAAAACTCAAAAGGACCGAACGCATAACTAGAGTGAAATCAATTGGCGCAGCCATAAACACTCTTGTTTTCTTAGACTCAATCTTTCGAAAGGGTAGAGCTTCATCTTTTAGAGAGGCTTTAAATATAGGATACGTGCGCTCTCCTCGAAGATAAGATGATAATCTTTCCTCGACACGCTCCAATACTTCATCCGTGAACATCACAGGATCCTGATACTCATCTATTGGTGGTAATTCGGTCAAATATGTTCTTTTAGTAGTTGACCATGGGAACCCCATACTTGAAGATCTATTGATTGAATCAATATATCGTAGACCTGGGATACCATTAACCACTGTGAACATATCGTAAACTTCCAATTTCTCAGTATCAGGAAGAAGTGTAAGCCAATCATCCAACATTTGTGATGTAATTTCATCAAGAGTTTCTGAATCAACTGAACAATCAGCTTGAATCTGTTGCTCTAAATTTATCATCCATGGTTGTTTTCCTTGGAACACAGGAGGTCCATGTTCTAAAGGAAATCCAAGATTCTTCATATCATCACATAATAATGTTGGCTTAACGTTGGACCTAGGATAAACTCGATTTTGAATTGTACCATAATCTATAAGTGTACCACTTTGCAGTGATTCTGTAATAGATGGTTGGTCTTTAATTTCAATCGGTTTATCTTTTGTGCCCAACAACGGTTTACCAGGTTTTATAGAATCTAAATCAAAAACTTCCAAGTCCTCTATGCTTACATCAATAGCAACAGCTTGTTTGGACGTGAACGCTTGATGAACTCCCAAAATCATGAAACCAATATCCGTACTAGCACATAGCGTTGCACCACAATCACCTTTGTGAGTAACTATACCATCAGAAAACCAAGCATCGTAAGTAATATTTAAATCAGTATTATTACAATCCTTTCTTATTTCTGTATAAGGAACCGCCATTTGTTCAGTGTCATTATTTTTTGACATTGAAAAATAAAATGCAGGTCCACGGTACATGTTGCTCATAGATTTAGGGTGGAAATATTTAGTGATATCACTTTTAGGAGGTAAAGAATTAATCGTTATTACGGCTAAATCTTTACTAACATGGCGTTGTATGTCCTTCTTATGAAGAACAAACCAATGTGATTCACTTATATCTCTTCTCTTATAACCCATTACAACCTCACAGCGCATTGTTTCATCATCTGGCAAACTATGATTAGTTGTAAGATATTTATTTCCAACTAAACAAAGTAATCTGCAAGTTCTAAACTTACTACCTTGGATAATTCTCAAAAAAGCAACATTTCCTTTCAGCCGCCGAAGCGAATCTTGTTGAGATTCTCCCTTAGTAGAAGTTATTTGACGAGTAACATCAAATTGAGGTTTACCATAATCAACTTTAACCCAAGAAGATTCCTTCTCATTCTTAGATTCTGGAGTTATACCCCAAGATGATAAAACATTACCTTGCAGATCTGACGATTTCTTATAGGCAGTCCACATCGCTCGAAGTGCTTTAAGAAATGCTAAAAAGCAACATATCATTGCTGCTTTACAGAAGACACTCTTGTATTTTTGAATTTGATTTGACCATCTCTGAGAAGCTCGTTCCCTAAATGCTTGATTGTTTATACACAATCTAACATATGATCGACATAAATAACCACCAAGTATAGTATCTAATATCATTATATACCATAACCAACTTTCATACAAATTTGTATAAAGATTAGTAAATCCTGATTGACTTTGACATTGG